TTCCACAAGCCCGACGGCGTGACGCGCTGGAAAACCTGGCTGCGCGCCTTGCTGGAGGACATGTTCGTCATCGACGCGGCGACGCTGTTTTGCCAGCGCACCCGCAGCGGGCAATTGTTTGCGCTGCATCAGCTCGACGGCGCCACCATCAAGCGGGTGATCGACGATTGGGGGCGCACGCCGCAGCCTTATTACGACGCCGACGGCGTGACGGTCTATCCGCCGGCCTATCAGCAGGTGCTCAAGGGTATGCCGGCCGTCAATTACTCGGCGTGCGACATCATCTATCGGCCGCGTAATGTGCGCGCCCACAAGGTCTACGGCTATTCGCCGGTGCAGCAGGTGCTGATGACGGTGAACATCGCGCTGCGCCGCCAGCTCTGGCAGCTCGATTACTTTACCGAAGGCTCGATCCCCGACGCCTTGATCGGCGTGCCCCAGGGGTGGACGCCGGAACAGATCAAGCAGTTTCAGGATTATTGGGACACGGAATTCGCCGGCGACCTGGCAAAACGCCGCCGCGCCAAATTCGTGCCCGGCGATACCGCAGCGAAAGTGGTGCAGACCAAGGAGCCGCAGCACAAGGACGATTTCGACGAGTGGCTCGCCCGCATCATCTGCTTCGCCTTTTCGGTACCGCCGCAATGGGCGGTGAAGCTGATGAACCGCGCCACCGCCGACAACCAGTCGGCGCAGAGCGAGGAGGAAGGCCTCGAGCCCACCAAGGAGTGGGTGAAGGATTTGATCGACGAGATCATCTCCGAGGAGTTTTCCTCGCCCGACCTGGAACTGCACTGGCTCGATGAAGATGCCGACCCCGGCCAATTGGAGGCGAGCCTCGAAGGCCGAGTAAAACTCGGGGCCGTCACCCTCAACGAGATGCGCGACCACCTCGGCCTCGACCCCTACACCAACGCCGCCGCCGACCGGCCGATGGTGCTCACCGCCACCGGCTATGTGCCGATCGAGGCGAATGTTGAGGGGGGAGGGACTCCCGTTGGCACAAATACGAATGCCGAACCGGCGGCTCAAAAGCAGTCGCTATTCAAGGTCTATAACCCCCAAGAGCCGCGTGTGCCAAAGCATCATACCAGCGGTGGGGAGTGGACATACGACGGAGCTGTTGCTTCCTATAACGATCCACAGATTCTCACAGACGCACCCGACCCAACCTCGACGCCGTGGGCGCAATCTGCGCAGCGACGTCCGCGCGGTGGCGGTTACAATGAGGGGACGCCGGCCCAGGAAGCGAGGCTGGAAGTCGCTAGGGCTCGCTGGCAATACATAATACCATTTATTCGCCAGGTCGATCCAACATGGCAACCTCGCGCTAGTGCCATAGCATATCCGCCCACTCCCGAAGGCGAGATTGCAAAATATGAAGCAGAAGCGCAAGAGGCGCAAGATCGGCTTGCCGAAATCACAGATATAGGTGGCGCGGTTGCCCCGCCACGTGGTGGACATCACTGGGTACCGAAAGCGGTCTTCGAAGACCAACCCTTGCAGCCCGACACGATGAAAGTCTTTGAGGACTCTAGGTCCGGCCCGCTTGCCGATATGAGTGTAAATTGGTGGACGTCCGAGCATGTGGGATACAACGACGCCGTTGAGCAGGCCTTTAAGAGCTTTTTAGACAGAAATATGATTAGTGCCCAGGAAATGACGCCAGACCAAGCCCGCGCGTTTGTCGATGAAGTACTTCGTTCGAATGATCCGCGGATTCGTGATTTCAACAGAAGAATAATCGAAGAACGGCTACGATATCTTTACGGCGACAAGTTCGGGGGCGAGGAGGACTCAGATGACGACGACTGAAGAAGATCGCGTTTACGCTGAGCAGGTTGACGTATTCGAACGTCTCCGCAAACGCGTAAAGGACCTGCTCAGGCACTTCGGACGACCTGATTACCAACCCGGGCACCCGCGTGGCGATTTTACGGTGCATGGCGACTATAGCGGGCATCCGCAAGTCGTGGTCTTTGTCGGCAATCTCGGAATGTTGCGGCCGAAGGTCATTAGTGAACTTCAGCAAGTCATCCGAGACTTTCCCGGTTGGCAGATTGTGGTCACTGTTGCTGTCCGGGGACATCTCGATGAGTGGCCCAATATGGGCCTTTACATACGACCGCATGAGATCATCGACGGATTGCAGCGGCAGTATTTTCCGAAGGAATTCCAAGGCATAAAGTACGAGGAAGCACGACCGGGAACCGCATACGACTGACCGCGAGCGAGGCGTGGTAGCGGTACGTTACTCTTACAGCTTGCTTCGCGCTGCATCAGCTCGACGGCGCCACCATCAAGCGGGTGATCGACGATTGGGGCCGCACGCCGCAGCCTTATTACGACGCCGACGGCGTGACGGTCTATCCGCCGGCCTATCAGCAGGTGCTCAAGGGCATGCCGGCCGTCAATTACTCGGCGCGTGACATCATCTACCGGCCGCGCAATGTCCGCGCCCACAAGGTCTACGGCTATTCGCCGGTGCAGCAGGTGTTGATGACGGTCAACATCGCGCTGCGCCGGCAGCTCTGGCAACTCGATTATTTCACCGAAGGCTCGATCCCCGACGCGCTGATCGGCGTTCCCCAGGGGTGGACGCCGGAGCAGATCAAACAGTTTCAGGATTACTGGGACACGGAATTCGCCGGCGACCTCGCCAAACGGCGCCGTGCCAAATTCGTGCCCGGTGACACCGCCGCCAAAGTCGTCCAGACAAAAGAGCCGCAGCACAAGGACGACTTCGACGAATGGCTCGCCCGCATCATCTGCTTCGCCTTTTCGGTGCCGCCGCAATGGGCTGTGAAGCTGATGAACCGCGCCACCGCCGACAATCAGTCGGCGCAGAGCGAGGAGGAAGGCCTCGAACCGACCAAGGAATGGGTCAAGGATCTGGTCGACGAGATTATTGCCGAAGAATTTTCCTCACCTGACCTGGAGCTGCATTGGCTCGATGAAGACGCCGACCCCGGCCAGGCGGAAGCGGCGCTCGAAGGCCGCGTCAAACTCGGCGCCGTCACGCTCAACGAGATGCGCGACCACCTCGGCCTCGACCCCTACACCAACGCCGCCGCCGATCGCCCGATGGTGCTTACTCCGACCGGCTACGTGCCGATCGAGGCCAATGTGGGCGGGCAAGCAAGCGGGGATGCGAGCACGGAAACAGCGCCCGTTGTCCAAAAATACAGTCCCGCCCAGCCTCGCGTGCCGGCCGGCAATCCCGACGGCGGGCAGTGGACCAGTGAAGGCGGCAGCAATGTCGCGTTGAACGGCACAACGGACGGCAACAGTAAGCCAAATAGCGGCACGCAATATGCTGCGCTCGACACCGGCATACGGACGGACGCGACTGAGAATGAGAACCGTGGGGAGCCTGACCCTCGTTACGCTATGACGACGGTCCACGACGAATCGCCGATGGTGACGGGCAACCAACGCGTCGACGAGACTACGGCAAAGCTCACGGCTGTCCTTGTGCACATAGTGGACAATCTCGAAACTTGGCCGGGGCTTACGCCGCAAGCATACGGTAGACTTGTCCATGAGGAATTCGCTGATGAAGTCCGGGCGGCGGTCCTCCCTGGCATAGCGTACAATGATGTGGAAACCACTTGGCCGGCAGGATGGTCCTATGGATCGCTGGACAGCGTCAGGACGGATGTAGTCCTACATGATGATGACGGCACAATCATTGCAATATACGACGTGAAGACAGGCCAGAGTGGCCTTACTCCGGCCAGGATTGCCGACCTTTTGGCTGGGACTGGAGCTCCGCCCGACACGTGGGTAATCGAACTCCGTCCTCCTGGGGCGATCATACGAAAAGTCCAGGTGATGTTACATAGACTTTCGCCGCAGTAATGTTGGGAGCGAGTATTAAAAGGAGTCTGGCATGTCGATGGAGCTTTGGGTCTTTTCCGACAAGCAGTTGGGCTCCATTGCGGAGTGGCAGGCGGCGATCGATGCCGAGGGATATTCGCTCGACCTTGAGAAAGATGCATCGTTTGAAAATTTGAACGGCTTTCTCCCATGCCACTTGCGAGGAGAGCTGACCGGCTTCGAGTGCTATCACGACGATGCCTCTGCGCTAATGCGTAACAACGCAGGCTTCGACTTTGGCCACGAATGGAAATATGCACTCGGCTTCCGTTGGCTGGGAAGCAAACAAAATGAAACATTGGCTGCCTGGATGGCAGGGACGGCATATGCCCGCGCCACGGTCGGCATTGTGATCAATGATCAGGATAGTCAACAGCGTACGGCAGCGCAATCAGCCGAAGTCGTGCGCGATATCGAGGGTCCGTCACAAGCGTATGAAGAGGCGAGGCGGGAATTGAGGCGGCGACGGGGGTTGGAGCAATAAGGCTCTCAAATACGCCCACACGAAATCATCGATCGACTGCAGCGGCAATATTTCCCGAAGGAGTCTCAAGACATAGAGTGTGAGGGTGCCCGGCGAGGAACTGCGTACGATTGAGCGATCTGAGACGGCTAAAGGAAGTCCATGGCGTCAAAAGGATAGCCTCGCGTGAACAGAGTGGCTCGGTAACCAGCTTCATAGAAAAATCGGAGGCGAAATGCAAAAGGAACACGAATTGAATCCCGACATTCTCGCCTTGCCCGAGACAACGGTAGCAATTGTCCATAAGCAGGCTGAAGAATGCCTCGCTGGAACAGTGATGCTTGCCACCGCTGCAGACTCTCGTGCCACCACGCTTACTGGAATATTTGGTGGAGCTGCAGTGGCACTATTGGCGGCTGGCGCTACTGTTCTCGTTGCGCCAGAGCATAAATCCTACCTTCCCATGCTGGCGGCGGCCGTAACAGGTGCGTTATTCCTTTTCATCGCCGCCATCCTATGCGCTTACGCGTGCCGCCCCATAGATTTTTATGTTTCTGGCTACGAGCCGAGGCTCCTGTCAAAGTCGGCTACTGATCTTACTTGGATGTTGAGATATGCCACCAATGACATCCAGGTTCGCATCGATGCAAATAGAAAATCGCTGGCCGCGTCAGCACAACAGGTAAATTTGGCAATATGGCTCGCACTATTCTCGGTGTTAGCCAGTATTGCAGCATTTTTCACCGCTAAGACTTTTTGATTGGATCAATCCCTCTCTTAAAGGGCAGGCTTGGAGGTGGCGGTGGAGGCGGCTCCGGTGGAGGCGATTTTGACGGCGTGCTCGGCGGTTCATTTGCCATGTTCCTACTCTCGCTTGCGGGCGCCATACCGATCGGAATCGGGTCTTGTGGCGGCGTTGCCAAGTGTGAAAAATATCCAACGACGATTCGGCACCTTTGATGACTCTTAGCATGAATCTTGCCAACTCGTATACGCCTGCATCTGGAGATATTGTGCGGCGATTTTGAAGATTTCAATTGTAGACTGGCCGAACGGCCCGCCGGCCGTCAATTACTCGGCGCGTGACATCATCTACCGGCCGCGCAATGTCCGCGCCCACAAGGTCTACGGCTATTCGCCGGTGCAGCAGGTGCTGATGACGGTGAACATCGCGCTGCGCCGGCAGCTCTGGCAGCTCGATTACTTTACCGAAGGCTCGATCCCCGACGCGCTGATCGGCGTGCCCCAGGGGTGGACGCCGGAGCAGATCAAACAGTTTCAGGATTACTGGGACACGGAATTCGCCGGCGACCTCGCCAAACGGCGCAGGGCAAAGTTCGTGCCCGGTGACACCGCCGCCAAAGTCGTCCAGACAAAAGAGCCGCAGCACAAGGACGATTTCGACGAATGGCTCGCCCGCATCATCTGTTTCGCCTTTTCGGTGCCGCCGCAATGGGCGGTGAAGCTGATGAACCGCGCCACCGCCGACAACCAGTCGGCGCAGAGCGAGGAGGAAGGCCTCGAGCCGACCAAGGAGTGGGTGAAGGATTTGATCGACGAGATCATCTCCGAGGAGTTTTCCTCCCCCGACCTGGAGCTGCACTGGCTCGATGAGGACGCCGACGCTGCGGGGCTGGAGGCGAGCCTCGAAGGCCGAGTCAAACTCGGCGCCTTCACCCTCAACGAGATGCGCGACCACCTCGGTCTCGACCCCTACGCCAACCCCGCCGCCGACCGGCCGATGGTGCTTACTCCTAACGGCTACGTGCCAATCGAGGCGAATGCGGGCGGAAACGGGAATGCTTCAGAAAATACGAACGGCCAACCGGCTCCCGCCGTCCAAAAATACAGCCCCACCCAACCGCGCGTGCCGGCGGGCAATCCCGACGGCGGGCAGTGGACGAATGAGGATGAGTCGCCGGCCGTCACGGACGTTCGAGCCGAAAGTGTTTCAGGACCGAGGGTGCGATATGCGGCGCTGGAGACCAGAACGCAAACGGATGCAAGCCGCGCGCCAGCCGGCGTTCAATATGCGAGTACCGCTCCGCCCGACATTAGTCGTGCCCTCACCGGTGATTCGCGGATCGACGATGTGACGAAGAAGCTTGCCCAGATTTATGCGGACACAATTGACGAACTGGCGCGTCTGCCGGGACAACCTCAGAAATACGGCATCATTGTACATCTCGCCTTTGCGGCCGCAGTGATTGAGGCCGGTATTCGTGAGCCTATGGACGTTGAGCGTTCATTTGACTTGCCGCCTGGGTTCCCCAGTTCGAAGCAAAGCGTCAGACCGGACGTTGTCCTGTGGAATTACAGTGGCGACATCGTAGCGATTTACGATATAAAAACCGGCGATAGAGGGGTCGATCCATGGAGAGCGAGGGAACTTCGCGCTGCAACGGGAGCAGGACCTGACGTGCCCATTATCGTCATGTATACTGATAAAGCGATCTTAAAAAATCGAATGATTTGACAGCGAGACGAGTAGTTCAAATGGCAATGGAAATATGCGTTCTCTCCGACGAGCGACTGGATTCAATCGCGGAGTGGCAAAAAGCTATCAACGCCGAAGGATTTCCTTTGCGGTTATCGGATGCCGACCCGAGCCGCAATCTTGTCGCCTATTTACGCGACGAGGAAACAAGCATTGAATATGATATCCACGATTTCAGTGAACTGAAGGACGCCTACAGACATGTAAACTTCGGGCGCAATTGGAGATATGCTGTTGCGTTCACGTGGTCTTCCGACTTCGCTGAGGAAATAGCAGCATGGATGGCCGCGACCGCGTATGCAAGCGCGACCGATGGTGTTATCTTTGACGAGCAAGAAGGAAAGCTTTTTACTCCAGACGAATCGCGCCAAATTACGCGCGGGATTGAGGAACGCCGGCCGGAGCTGGAGGCGGCGCTGCACCATTTTATGCAGCAACTTTCAGCGAAGTCGTAAGGCAGCTAGCGCATTGCGCTCAGCGGCCAGCTCTTCGCGCTGCATCAGCTCGACGGCGCCACCATCAAGCGGGTGATCGACGATTGGGGCCGCACGCCGCAGCCCTTTTGCGACGCCGACGGCGTGACGGTCCATCCGCCGGCCTATCAGCAGGTGCTCAAGGGCATGCCGGCCGTCAATTACTCGGCGAGCGACATCATCTATCGGCCGCGCAACGTGCGCGCCCACAAGGTCTACGGCTATTCGCCGGTGCAGCAGGTGTTGATGACGGTCAACATCGCGCTGCGCCGGCAGCTCTGGCAGCTCGATTATTTCACCGAAGGCTCGATCCCCGACGCGCTGATCGGCGTGCCCCAGGGGTGGACGCCGGAGCAGATCAAACAGTTTCAGGATTACTGGGACACGGAATTCGCCGGCGACCTCGCCAAACG